TATAATGCTACTAATCCTGCTGGATATTTAAGCAGTATTACTGGTACGCAAGTTATTACTGCACTAGGTTATACTCCCTATAATGGTGCTACTAATTCCAGTAACTACGCTACACAAAGTTACGTTACTACAGCTATTAGCAATATAGTAGGTGCTGCTCCTGCCGCTCTAGATACATTACAAGAACTTTCAGCAGCATTAGGCAATGATGCTAATTATGCTGCTACAATTACTACTGCATTAGCAGGTAAACAACCACTTGACGCTGATTTAACTGCAATTGCTGCATTAAGCGGCAGTAGCGGATTCTTAAAGAAAACTGCGGCAGATACTTGGACACTGGATACTAATACTTATTTAACCGGTATTACTAGTGGTCAAATTACTACTGCGCTGGGATTTACACCTTATAATGCTACTAATCCAAACGGATACTTAAGCAGTATTACTAGTTCACAGATTACTACTGCGCTGGGATTTACACCTTATAATGCTACTAATCCCAGTGGATACTTAACAGGCATTACAAGTTCACAAGTTACTACCGCACTTGGATTTACACCTTATAATGCTACTAATCCTAGCGGATACTTAACTAACATTACAAGTTCACAAGTTACTACTGCACTTGGGTATACTCCAGCTAATCTTACTGGTGCTACATTTACTGGACAGGTAGTAGTAGCTGCTGGTGCTACTAATGGTATTAAGTTTCCTGATAATGCATTTGGCGGTAGCGGTGATACAGCAAGTATTAAACTAACGGCTGTTGGTGAAGCGCAAACCTTAACCATTGCAGTAACAAATGACACTGATGATATTATTGTACTTAGTGCACCAAGTGATAATGGTGTTAAAGTCAATAGTAATATTATTTGGCATGCAGGTAATTTAACTAACTTAAATCAGCTTACTAATGGGCCAGGATATTTAACTAGCATTACTAGTTCACAAGTTACTACTGCACTTGGATATACACCTTATAATAGTACTAATCCTAATAGCTACGCTACGCAAACTTATGTTACTACAGCAATTAGTAATTTAGTTGGTAGTGCCCCAGCAGTATTGGATACCCTACAAGAATTAGCCACTGCTTTGGGTAACGATGCTAGTTTTTCTACTACTATTACTACATCACTGGCTGGTAAACAACCACTAGATGCCGACTTAACAGCAATTGCTGCATTAGCTGGAACTAGTGGATTTTTAAAGAAAACAGCAGCTGATACCTGGTCACTAGATACTAGTACATATATTACTGGCAATCAAAGTATCTCCATAACTGGTGATATTACTGGTAGTGGTACTACTGCTATTACGGCTACACTAGCTACTGTAAATACTAATGTGGGCAGTTTTGGTAGCAGCAGTGCAATTCCAGTTATTACTGTTAATGCTAAAGGTTTAATTACTGCAGTCAGTACAAGCAGTGTAAGTATTCCTAGTGGGTCGCTTACATTTACTGGCGATGTTACCGGAAGTGGTACTACTGGTAGTTCAACAGCTCTTACATTAGCTGCTAGCGGTGTAACTGCAGGCAGTTATACCAACGCTAATATTACAGTAGATAGCAAAGGTAGAATTACTAGTGCTAGTACTGGTACTGGTGGCAGTGGCGGTAGTGGTGGAGGATTTAACTCTTATACTCGCACAAGTTTTACTGCAACTGCTAGTCAAACAGTATTTACTGTTACTTACACAGTAAACTATATTCAAGTTTATGTAAATGGTGTATTGCTTAATGCTGGTGATTATACTGCTACAAACGGTACTAGTATTACACTAGCCAGTGCAGCTAGTGCTGGTGACTTGGTAGAAACAATTGCATTTACTGTAGGCAGTAGCGGTTCGGTTACTTCTATAGGTGCAACTGCACCTAGTAGTCCTAGCAGTGGTAATAAGTGGATTAATACCACAAATGGTATTGAGTATACTTACTACACAGACGTAGATAGTTCGCAGTGGATCGAAATGGGTCCTGCAAGCAGATATAATTTAAACACACTACCCATATTATTAAATACCGGATTAACCACAGCTATTTCAGTAGCACAAGGTTATTTTACCGTGTTAAGTAATTTAGGTGTATCAACTAGTATTTATATTACTGGATAAGGAACAAAAATGGCTACAAGGTATTCATTAGTTATTAATGGGTCACAAATTCAAGAGCTACAAACTGGTGATACCTTGTTAGGTTCTATAGCAGGGTTAACTGGCGGTTTAGCAGGACAGATTCCCTATCAAACCGCAGCAAATACTACCAGTTTTACTGCAGCGGGAACTAGCGGACAATTTTTACAATCAAATGGTAGTAGCGCACCAACTTGGACAACTCCAAGTTATGCGTCAACTGGTAAAGCTATTGCTATGTCAATGATTTTTGGATTTTAAGGATAAACAATGGCAACACCAAATATAGTAGGCGTAACCGATATTCGTGGTAATACAGTTTATCTTATTCCTAGCACTACCAGTGCTACTACATGGACAGGTTTAACGCCCACCACTAACGTGGTAAATAAAATCGACAGTATTACTGCTACTAATGTGGGCAGTATTGCTGCTGCAATTACTGTGAGTATAAATAGTGGTACTGCCGGCAGTGGAACAGCATATAGACTATGCTATCAAGTATCTGTTCCAGTAAATGCCTCGTTAATCATCGTAGATAAAACTACTAGCTTTTACGTTAACGATGCACAAAGTGTGGTAGTTACTAGCGGTGTAGCAAACGGACTAGAATTAGTGGCTACTTACGAGTCTATTACTTAATAGGGGCTATTATGTCCATTAAGTATAGTGGCAATTTTTTATCTAACGGTCAGGTAACTGGTCTAAACGGTCCGGTAACCACAGTAGAGTATTTAGTAGTTGCTGGTGGTGGTGGCGGATCTGGTACCGCAGCCGGAGCGAGAGGGCAAGGTGGCGGGGCTGGAGGATTATTAACCGGTTCCGGTTATCCTATTACTATTGGTTCAAGTATCACTGTTACTATCGGTGCCGGTGGAAATGGTGGTGCAGCAGGTGTTTATGCTTCTGTATCAGCAACTAATGGCGGTAATAGTGTTTTTGGAAATATCACAACCATAGGTGGCGGCGCCGGGGGCGGCGATGTAGGCGGTGCAAATAGTGGAGGTAGCGGCGGCGGTGGATCCGGAAACTATTCAGGCGCTGCAGGCACCGCAGGACAAGGAAATAGCGGCGGTGGAGTAACTAGTACCACTTATAATGGTGGTGGTGGTGGCGCTGGCAGCGCCGGCGGCGGGGGTAATACATCTAACGGCGGTAATGGTGGTACTGGCATAGTATCTAATATTACAGGAACACCGGTTCAGTATGCAGGTGGTGGTGGTGGCGCTGCCTGGACCACTAGCGGAACTGTAGGACTTGGGGCAGGCGGCGGTGGCAATGGCGGTATAAGCAATGGTCTTGTTAGTGGAACTACTGGAACAGCAAATACTGGTGGAGGCGGCGGAGGTGCTGGCAATGGTGTTTACGCAGGTAGTGCAGGCGGCAGCGGCATTGTAGTCATCCGTTATCCAAGTTATCTAGCCTTAGCCGTATCAACCACTGGCAGCCCACAAACTTATGTCGCAGGAAGCTGGCGCGTTTATGTGTTTGTGGCCAGTGGCACAATAACTTTTTAAGGTGATATATGCCTAGAGGAATTTTTACCTTAAAGCAACAATTGCAGGGCGTCCAGCAGAAGGCGTGGAACACTGGCTTGGGCGTTTTGCCACTATCCTCTTACATTGGATCTTTCAATGGATCTTCGCAATACCTGAGCGTTGCCTCAACAACCGCCCTTGGGCTTGGTACAGGCAATTTTACAATTGAGTGTTGGGTAAATCCATCGGTTGTTTCTGTTACTGCATCTGACTACACATTTGTTTTTGATATGCGAAGCGGGAGCAACGACGCCCCTTGTTTGACTATTCAAGAAGGCGTATTTCGTTTTCAAACCGATTTGGTTGGCAATGTCGGTCTTTCCCCAACAATCTCGCCTTGGACTTGGTATCATATTGCGTATGTGAGGAATGGCGGTTATTTATATTGTTACGTCAATGGCAATTTGGTTAATGCAGGAGGCACAGCCACTACGTTAAACAACGGCTCTTCATCTCCAATTACAATTGGGGCCAGATACGCATCAGCATTTAGATATTTTCCTGGTTTGATTTCTAATTTCAGGGTTGTCAAAGGCACTGCTGTTTACACAAGCAATTTTACACCGCCAACTTCCCCGTTAACTGCAATCACAAACACAGCGTTGTTGACGTTGCAAAGCGCAACAATTATTGACAACTCTGGCAATTCATTATCCATTACCAACACAGGTTCCGTTACAACATCCGCAGGGATTGCTAACGTACCATTTACTGTCCCAGTCAATCCAACCCCAGCAGTAGACTACCTAGTAGTTGCGGGTGGTGGGGGTGGTGGAAATAATAGTGGTGGTGCTGGTGGCGGTGGCGGATTACTTCAAGGATCTGTTCCCATTATTACTGGCACTTCTTATACAGTAACTGTGGGCACTGGTGGTCCTGGTGGTACTGGTGGTAATGGCACTGTTGGTGTTAATAGTGCGTTTGGTAATATTATTGCCACAGGCGGCGGTTATGGTGGCGGCAATAATACTGCCGGGGGTAGTGGTGGTACTGGAGGCGGCGGCGGTGCTGCGCCTGCTGGTAGCGCTGGTGCTACAACTATAGGTGGTCAAGGTACTGCCGGTCAAGGCAATACTGGTGGCAATGGTTTAGGTGGCGGTAGTGGCGGTCAAGCTGGTGGCGGCGGCGGTGCTGGTACTCAGGGACTTAATGCTCCAATAATTAATATTGCTGGTAATGGTGGTGCTGGTATTGCTAGCGTAATTAGTGGTACTGCTACTGTGTATGCTGGTGGAGGTGGTGGTGGCACCTATCCTAATACAAGTACACCTGGTACAGGTGGAGTAGGTGGTGGTGGAGCAGGTGCCAGCGTTGCAAGTGCAGCAGGAACTGCTGGCAGTACAAATACTGGCGGTGGCGGCGGTGGTGGAGCAGGCGGTAGCGGTGCTGGCGGTGCAGGTGGTAGCGGCATTGTTATCCTAAGTTACCCAGATATCTATGCTGGTGCAGCCGCAACCACCGGTAGCCCTGTGGTTAGCACCAGCGGGTCGGGGAGTATTTACTTTAATGGGTCATCCGCTCTTAATTACAATAATCAATCCGGATTTGCTTTTGGCACTGGCGATTTTACAATTGAATTTTTTGTTTATTTGAATTCAGTAAGCGGCGCTAAGTTTTTTTATGACGGGAGACCTAGTGGGGCTTCATCGGCAGATACTCCAGTTATATATTGGAATGGCTCTGTTTTAGAATATTATGTAACTGGCAACGCAAGAATTAGCGGTCCAAGCCTTTCTGCAAACACTTGGTATCAAATTGCTGTAGCAAGATCCGGAACAAGCACAAAAATGTTTTTAAACGGATCCCAAGTTGGGTCAACATATGTAGACACTACTAATTATACTAATTCTTCTAATAGACCATTGATAGGTGCTGATACAAACGGTGTAGGATCAAGTTCGTTAAATGGTTATATTTCAAATTTTCGTGTTGTAAAAGGCACTGCTGTTTATACATCAAATTTTATAACGCCTACCGCACCGTTAACGGCTATCACTAATACCCAGTGTTTGCTTAACACGGTGTCGGGTGCTTATTTGGCAGATGGCTCCGTGAATGCTTATACAACGACAGTGACAGGCACCCCAGCATGGAACCAAGCCAGTCCATTTGCAACCGGCTTAGGATACAAAAACCGTGTGTACACATACACGGGTAGCGGCACAATAACCTTCTAAGGATTTTAAGATGAGTCAATATTTAGGAGGTTTTTTAAGCACAAACTTTAATCCTATGCGGGATCAAAAGACTGCAACTATTGAGTATTTGGTAGTAGCTGGCGGTGGCGGTGGTGGTGCAAGAACTGCAGGTGGTGGTGGTGCAGGTGGTTTATTACAGGCCGCTGGTTTTGCTGTTACCACAGGTACATCTTTAACTATAATTATTGGTGCTGGTGGTTCTGGTGGTGTTGCTGGTACAGGTGCTAATGGGGTGCAAGGATCTAACTCTGTATTTAGTTCAATCATTACAACTGGTGGTGGTTATGGTGCAGGTTTTGGTTCTTCAGGCGGAACTGGTGGAAGTGGTGGTGGCGGGGCTTATCAAAATGGCTCAGGGGGTTCAGGCATTTCTGGACAAGGATTTAACGGGGCAGCTGGTGGCACAACCCTTGGTACAACTACCGCTGGTGGAGGCGGTGGTGGGTCCGGTAGCGTCGGCACTGTAGTTACAACAGCAACTGCTGGTAATGGTGGTACAGGTATTGTTTCTTCTATTTCTGGCTTACCAATTCAATATGCTGGAGGTGGTGGTGGCGGTGGTACAACTTATTCAACTGGATGGTCAGGTGGTTTAGGTGCTGCTGGTGGTGGCAACGGAACAACATCTAATACAACTGCTAATAATGGTCTAGCAAACACAGGTGGTGGTGGTGGTGGTGGTGGTGATAATGGAACACAAGGAGGAACTGGTGGCAATGGCGGTAGTGGTATAGTTATCATTCGTTATCCACAAAACTTAGCGCCTCCAGTCAGTACCACAGGCAATCCACAAATTCGTTATATTGGTGGTTATCAGATTTATATCTGGACTAGTTCCGGTTCTGTAACCTTTTAATAGGAAATTTAAAATGGCACATTTTGCAAAAGTTGAAGCTGGCGTGGTAACGCAAGTTATTGTAATTGATCAAGAAACACTTAATACTGGAAACTGGGGCGATCCACAAACGTGGATTCAAACCAGTTATAATACACAGGGCGGTAAGCATTCTCAGGGCGCTACACCGCTCAGAAAAAATTACGCAGGTATTGGTTATACTTATGATGCTCAACGTGATGCATTTATTCCGCCAAAACCTTATGCAAGTTGGGTACTAGATGAGGAAACTTGCCTTTGGCAAGCACCTCAACCGCAACCCACAGATGGTAAAATGTATCAGTGGGATGAATCAACTACTAGTTGGCAAGAATTTACAATGCCTACACAGGAGTAATCCATGCCCAAATACAGTGGAATCTGGACCCTAAGCCAGGTAAATCAGGCAATTAAGAATTTAGACTGGGAGGGTACTCCGCCCACTGTAGTAGAATACTTGGTAGTTGCTGGTGGTGGAGGCGGTGGCAGTATCGGTGGCGGCGGGGGTGGTGCTGGTGGTTTACTTCAAGGATATGCTGGAATAACAACTGGTTCTTCTTATTATGTGACGGTTGGTAGTGGCGGCGCAGGTTCTACTTTAATTGCCAATCGAGGCGTTAATGGAAATGCTTCTGTTTTTGATGCCGCGTCATCTGGAGCATCAACAGGCCGAATCATTGCAATCGGCGGCGGCGGCGGGGGATCATCAGCAGGTAGTGGTGTAAATTCTGGTGCGGCAGGTGGTTCTGGCGGCGGTGCAAATTATGATAGTGGCGCTGGCGGATCAGGCACTTCGGGTCAGGGTAATGCTGGGGCTGGTGTAAGTAGCGGTTCTCCAAATTATTATTGCGGAAGTGGTGGCGGAGGTGCTGGAACGGTTGGTTTGCCAGAAACTCAAGCAATAGGCTCTGGTATTGGCGGAGCGGGTATTGCGTCAGATATTACCGGCACTAGGGCGGTTTACGCTGGCGGTGGCGGTGGCGGTGGAAACAACGGTCAAATTGGTTGTGTCGGCGGGGTCGGCGGGGGCGGCACTGGTGGTAAAGACAGCAATTCTGTTAATGCTACGAATGGAACTACCAACACAGGTGGAGGTGGAGGTGGAGGTGGAGGCGGGTATCCCGGATTTGGCACTGGCGCAACTGGCGGCTCAGGCATTGTAGTCATCAGGTATCCCGGCAACGTTCAATATTTTACCGGCGGCACCCTAAACTACAGCAATGGACATATTGTACACACTTTTTTGAGTAGTGGTGTGTTAGCGCCGACGGCACCAAGGTTATTTGCCACACCAGACTATCAGATTGCTCGCAGTTTGAGATTTAACAGTGCTGACAGTGCTTATTTGAGTCGCACTCCTAGTAGTGCTGGTAATCGTAAAACTTGGACATGGAGTGCGTGGGTAAAACGAGTAAAGTCTGGTGGTAATGACGAGCTGTTTGTTACAAATAGTTTTGATGGATTTGTAATCAGATTTGTCACTGACGATACTATTAGAGTATATTCCTATTCAGGTGGATATCAACTACATTTTATTACCACTGCTGTATACCGAGATTTTTCCGCGTGGTATCATGTTATCTTAGCAATTGATAGTACACAATCAAGTAGTACTGATCGAGCAAAATTATATGTTAACGGTGCTCAAGTAACATCATTTTCAGCCGTAGTGTACCCCTCACAAAATCAAGATTTATTAGCCAACCAAGCGCAAGCTCATGTTATAGGATCAAATAATACATTTGGTGCTAGTTATGCTAATGTTTACATGACCGAGCTAAATTTCATTGATGGTCAACAACTAACACCAGCCAGTTTTGGATATGTTGAACCTAGCACCAAGGTCTGGACTCCACTACAGTATACTGGCAGTTATGGTACCAATGGATTCTATCTAAATTTTGCAGATAATTCAAATACCACTGCCGTTACACTAGGCAAAGACCTATCAGGCAATGGAAATAACTTTACACCTTATAATTTTTCAGTTAGTGCTGGAGTAGACAATGATAGCCTAGTAGACTCACCTACCAACTACGGTGTGGATACTGGTGCGGGTGGTGAGGTGCGTGGTAATTATTGTACACTAAATCCATTAATTAAACCAATTGGAACTGTAGCATACTCTAACGGCAATTTAGTAGCTACAAACTCCACTTCAAATTGGAATGCTATTGGTGGAACAATAGGTATTACAACAGGCAAATGGTACTGGGAATACATATCTGGTGGTCAGAATACCTTTTTTGGTATAATGGTACCGACCATAAACTTTAGTTCTGGTAATCCTCAAGATGCAAACGCAGCTGCTGGTTCAGTTTTGCTTTGTGATGATAACAAATATCAGATTGACTATAATGCTAGAGTTACCTACACATCAACAGCTCATCCATCAGGCACAATAGTTGGTATTGCTGTTGATATAGATGCAGGAACCATAGTTTTTTATATTAACGGAGTTAGTCAAGGTACAATAACTTGGACAAGTTCTGCAGCTTATGGTAAAACTGTTATTCCAATGGCAGTTGCTTATGATTCTGGATACGTAACAACCGCTAATTTTGGTCAACGCCCCTTCTCCTACACCGCACCCAGCGGATACAAAGCACTATGCACACAAAATTTGCCGGAGTCTGGGGCAGGTAAGTTGCCCGGCAAATATTTTGGTATCGCTACTTATCCGGGTACTAGCGCATATAATGTTATTGCTACTGGTATTGACGCTGCTACTAACGGCGGAATGGTCTGGTTACAAGCAAGAACTTCAGGGACACACCAACACGATTTAATCGACAGTGTTCGTGGATATACTAAACTTCTTGATTTACCTTCACAAGCGGCTGAATCTACTTATAACGCAAATATCACCGCGACCAATTTTGGATTTACTATAAGCGACAACTCTAATCAACTCAACGGAAGTTCGTTTACATACGTTGGGTGGAATTGGGCTGGTGGCGGAACGGCAGTAACTAACACTGTCGGATCAATTACTAGTACAATAAGTGCTAATCCTCAAGCAGGATTTAGTGTGGTAACTTATACAGGTAATGGTGCTAATTCTACTGTGGGGCATGGTCTTGGTATTGCACCAAAATTTATGATTGTTAAACAACGAAATACAGTTCGCGCATGGATTGTTTATCATAATGACATAACTGCAACTAAGTTTGTAACACTTGATACAACAGATTTAGCACAAACTGCAGCAACATTTTGGAATAGTACAGCACCTACTAGCACTGTATTTTCAATTGGCAATGATGGAGCACTTAATACTAGTGGGGGCACTTACGTTGCCTATTGTTGGGCAGAAGTACCGGGTTATAGTAAGTTTGGTAGCTATGTGGGTAATGGTGCTGCTGATGGCACGTTTGTATATTGTGGATTTAGACCTGCTTACGTGTTAATAAAAAATATTACAAATGCCGCCGATTGGCGTATTTTAGATTCAGCAAGAAATACTTACAATGTTATTGGTGAATCACTTCAGGCTAATAATACAACCATTGGCACTAATTTTACATTGCTAGATTTTCTGTCAAATGGATTTAAATTACGTAATACATTTACTGACTTTAACTTGTCAGCTAATACTTACATCTTTGCAGCCTTTGCTGAATCACCCCTAAAATACGCTCGCGCTAGATAAGGAGCACACATGAATTTTCCCATAAATCCCACCCTAAATCAAACCTATACTTACGGTAACAAAACTTGGAAGTGGGACGGCAGCGTTTGGAACTTACAAATTGCAGGGGTTGCACAAGCCACAGTGGCACTAACTGGTAGTTTTACAGATTTAGTAAATAAACCTACTACACTTAGTGGTTACGGCATTACCGATGGTGGTCAAAGCACCACGGTAATTGCCACTAATGGTATAATGGTAAATAGCAAAACAATTGCTACAAGCTATACTATTCCAGTAGGTTACAGCGCGCATTCAGCAGGGCCTATGACTATATCTAGTGGTGTAACGGTTACTGTAGCTGCAGGATCTCGTTGGGTTGTACTATAAACAAGGAAAAATATGAGCGCAATTGTTTTACAAGGCGACACCTCGGGATCAGTTAGTATAAGTGCTCCAGGTGTAGCAGGCATACAAAGTTACACATTGCCAACTACAACACCTACAGTAAATGGTCAGGCTCTTACGTCTACCACAGCTGGTGTGATGAGTTGGGCCGCTGCTGGTTTAACAGGCATAACAAACTCTGCAACACCATTTTTAACAGCTCTTGGATTTGAAGCCGCTTCTGTTAATACGGGAATTAATAATACTACTGTTGGTTATCAGTCCCTATATAACCAAACATCTGGGACTTACAACACTGCACTAGGCTCATCGGCAATGCGTGGGAGTGGAACCGGTATTTCTGGTTCTAATAACGTTGGAATTGGTCCTCTAAGTCTTAGCAGTGTTAGCAATGGAGCAAGCAATATAGCAATTGGCAGAGATGCCTTGGCTTCCACCTCTTCAGGTTCTAATAACGTTGCTATTGGGTACCAAGCCCTTTATTCAAACACTGCACAAAACACCAATATAGCCATCGGATCGCAAACTCTGTATTTTACTACTGGAGGTCAAAACACAGTGGTTGGTGATGGGGCTGCGTATACAAACACAACCGGAAATTCATTAACTGCGGTTGGATTTCGTGCCGCAAGAGTATACGCTGCCACTAGCGGCGAGAATGCTGGAAGTACATTTATTGGATGGCAATCGGGATTTTCTACTACAACTGGTGTTGATAATACGTTTGTGGGTGCTGCTTCCGGTTATTCAAATACCACTGGCAGTACCAACGTAGCATTGGGTCGTGCTTTATACAACAACACTTCTGGAAGCAACAATACAGCAATTGGCTACACAGCATTGTATAATGCTACTACGGCAAGTGGTAATACGACGGTTGGTTGGCAGGCAGGTATTGGAATAACTAGCGGATCGCACAATACTGCTGTTGGTTACAACACACTTTCATCGACCATTAGTTCTGGAGCAAACTGTGCGTTTGGCCGTGATGCACTGAGCAGTTGTACTGCAAATCAAAACTCAGCGTTTGGTTATTCTGCTGGAAGATTAATAACTTCGGGGACATACAACAATTTCTTTGGTTCTGAAATTTGCACAGGGGCATATTTTACCGGCAACCAAAACGTGGCAATGGGATACCAGACTTTTTATACACCATCTTCTGGAGATGGAAACACGTGTATTGGAACCTACGCCGGATATTCTTTAACAACTGGTTCGTATAATACATTTTTAGGGATTAATGCAGGGCGCTCAACGGCTCCAGGCGGTGCTTTTACCACCCAATCAAACCGCGTTGTTATTGGCGACAATAATATTACCAATGCATACATTGTAGTAGCATGGACAGTTACATCCGATGCAAGAGACAAGGCAGACGTTGTTGATACAAAGTATGGTTTAAACTTTATCAATGAATTGCGACCTGTAGAATTTAAGTGGGACAAACGGTCCAAGTATGAGAATTGGAACCCAGATGGTACACTAAAAGAAACCAAGAGTCAGATAGGTTTTCTTGCACAAGATGTTATTAAACTTGAAAAGCAATATGGTGCTGTTGCTAAAGATCTGTTAATTGCTGACGATGAAAATGATGAAACGCTTGGTATTACAGAAACAAAGCTAATTCCTGTTTTAGTCAAAGCAATTCAGGAACTTACTGCTCGTATCACACAATTGGAGACTAGATAATGGCTAGTATTATTAACGCAGGCACTAGTGGTGGTGTAACTATTGCTTCAGACACCAGTGGTGTACTGCAACTGCAAACGGCTGCTACAACAGCCGTAACTATTAGTGCTGCGCAAGTAGTAGACTTTGCAAATGCACCTACTGTAGCAGGCAGCGCATTTGGTGCTAGTACTGCAACACCCGCAGTTCGTGGAACTGTATTTGGTTCTACAGGTTCTACAACTCCATTTACCACTGCGTTTGGTTATCAAGCAGCCAATAGCACTACTGGTACAAACAACACAGCAATTGGATATCAGGCAGGATTAAATACTACAACCGGTTTTGATAATTGTTACATTGGTTCAATTGCTGGTCAAACTAATATTACTGGCCGAAGCAATACGGCAGTTGGTCGATATTGTATGGCTAACTCCACCGGAAGTTACAACACTGCCGTGGGCAATGAGGCTGGCTTAACGCTGACCGGTAGTTATAATTGCGCTTTTGGTTTTCAGTCATACAATAACGCCAGTAGTTCTGGTGCAAATAATTCTGCATACGGAGTTCAATCACTTTACAATAATACCATTGGAAACAGTCATATAGCAATTGGATATCAGGCTCTTTACACCAATACCACTGGTGAGCAAAATACCGCTATAGGAACTTTGTCTTTAAGAAATACGACTTCCGGCAGTTATAATGTAGCCGTTGGTATGAATAGCATGAACTCTAACACGACTGGAACTCAAAGCGTTTCCGTTGGGTGGGAGTCTTCTAAACTTAATACTACTGGTTATTACAATACCGCTGTAGGAACACAAGCATTACTTTCAAATGTCTCTGGTATTCAAAACGTAGCAATCGGATATCAAGCTGGTTATTCTGGTACCAACGTAGCGTATTCGTTCAACAATAACGTGGCAGTAGGTGCGTATGCGCTGTACTTGGCTGGCGGTAGCACCGGCAACGGCGTCGGCAACACGGCAATTGGCTACCAAGCCCTACGCAACCATGCCAAAGGACAAGGAGTTGTAGCAGTTGGTTATAACGCTGGCTACAGTTCAAATTCTTCAAGCTCTGATTATCCCGGAAATACGTTCATTGGTACAAACTCTGGCTACAGCAACACCTCTGGATCAGGCAATACGTTTGTGGGTAGTGGTTGGTTTAACGACGGGGCTGGTTATGCAAATACAACCGGAACCAACAACACCTCTGTTGGCAATGGTGCGCTTAGAAGCAATACCACTGGAAGTAACAGTGTTGCTATTGGAATTGGTGCATGTCAGAACAATGCTACTGGTTCTCAGCACATTGCAATTGGTTCATATGCTCTTAATTCCGCAACCGATAATAACAACATTGCGATTGGCTACCAAGCAGGTTATGGAATTACGTCTGGAAACAATATAATCCTTATTGGGACACAGGCGGGTTATGTTGGTACAACCTACACCACCGCGTCCCAGAGTGTGATTATAGGAAATGGCGCATATGGCAGTACGGCTGGCGATTACTACGCCATCGTGATTGGATACGGTTGTAACGGGATTGGCGGCGACTATGTGACGCTGGGCAAATTGAACAACCGCGTTTATTGCCACTACGACACCAACGCGACTTGGATTCAAGCCTCTGATGTCCGTCTGAAAAAGAACATTGAAAGTGATTCGTTGGGTCTTTCGTTTATTAATAGGTTGAATCCGGTAAAATACCAGTGGAAAGCCACGAACGAACTCGAACTGGATAACCCGCAGTATAACGAAGAAAACAACAAGAACACGACCACGGTCATGCATGGTCTGATCGCTCAGGAGGTCAAAGCTGCGTTAGAAGCTGAGGGTGTAGACACATTTGGCGGTTGGCACATTGAACCGAACGGAATTCAGGGGATCAGCCGAGAGATGTTCGTCACGCCGCTGATCAACGCAATAAAAGAACTTTCAGCCGAGGTTGCAAATCTTAAATCTCAAATCAATCAACTTCAACAGGCAAAATCATGATTGAAATTTTGACCCCCGAGCAGATTGCTCAACACTATAAAGCCGCCATGGATTCAGTAAACCTGATCAACGGCGGCAAGCCAGAGTTTATGTCTGATGCTGATTGGGCAGATTGCCTAAAACGCAATAAAGACCATCTTGCTGTGATGATTACTAAAGATTTTTGGACTACAGAAAACCTGGAACCATTGCAAGTAGCGGCACAATAACTGCCATAGACTTCACTAATAGGATTTAATATGAGTAATTCTCGCAATTTATCGTTTTTAGCAGATACTATTAGTGTAACTGGTATTTTAGGTGAAGCTGCAGGCGGTACTGGAGTTAACACTAGTACTGGAAGCGGCAGTAATGTTTTAAATACTAGTCCTATTTTGGTAACCCCAAATCTAGGCACTCCTAGTGCTGGTGTATTAACTAATTGTACATTTCCAGTGTTAAATCAAAATACCACTGGTAGCGCAGCAAAATTAACTACTAGTAGAACTATTGCTGGTGTAAGTTTTGATGGTACACAGAATATTACTATTCCTGTGGCAAACTTATCAGATGTGCAAATTACCACACCTACTAATAATCAATTACTAGTTTATAATAGCACTACTAGTAAATGGACTAATACTAGTGGTATTACAGGACCTACGGGTCCTACAGGTCCTACAGGTGCACCGGGGCCTACAGGCCCTACAGGTTTAACTGGATCACAGGGTGTTACAGGACCCACAGGCCCTACTGGCAGTACCGGCCCAACAGGTGCAGCAGCTACGGTTACTATAGGTACCACTAGCACTGGCCCTGCAGCAGTGACTAACAGTGGTACTACTGCTGCGGCCATATTTAATTTTACAGTTCCACAAGGTCCCACAGGTCCAACAGGCCCGACCGGACCCACAGGCCCTACAGGTTCACAAGGTATTCAAGGCGTTGCAGGTCCTACCGGTCCCACAGGTCCTACAGGAGCCGCATCTACTGTAGCGGGCCCTACTGGTCCAACAGGTTCTACAGGTAGTCCTGGACCTACAGGTCCGCAGGGTGTTGCAGGCCCACCGGGACCAACAGGTGCTACAGGTGCAGCATCTACAGTAGCCGGACCAACTGGTCCTACAGGCCCAACAGGTCTTACAGGTTCTCCTGGCCCAACTGGTCCTGCAGGTCCTACAGGCCCTACTGGACCTACAGGCCCCACAGGAGCTGCCTCTACAGTAGCAGGCCCACCGGGACCAACAGGTGCTACAGGTGCAGCATCTACAGTAGCTGGACCAACTGGACCTACAGGTCCAACGGGTCCTACCGGTCCTAGTGGCACATCAAATGCATATGCTACTGCTATGAATCAGGGTGTAGCTACCTCAAACAGTCCTACTTTTGTGGACGTAACTGCTAGTAGTGACAGCAGACTAAAAACCGAAATTGCTACTATTGAAAGGGCACTAGAAAAAGTCATGCAACTACGTGGCGTACGCTATCGTAGTTTGCAAACCAATCAGCTAGCACTAGGTGTTATTGCTCAGGAAGTCGAACCTGTTATACCAGAAGTAGTTAAGGTGGGTAGTGATGGTTATCTTTCAGTTGCATACGGTAATATTACTGGACTCTTAATCGAAGCTGTTAAACAGCTTAAGCTGGAGTTAGATAATATTAAGGCGAGGTTATAATGGCACTACCTACGGGTGCAATTACACTATCAGCAATTCAAACTGAGTTTGCCAGAAGTAGTTTGGCAAATTCAGCTAGTCCTGCAGGATTGTCATTACCAGTGAGTATGTCACAGTTTCGTGGTAAAAGTAATTTTAGTCCTACACTTTACGACTATGTTACAGTCGGCAGTTTTACTTGGACTAAGCCTAGTGGTGCTAGTATCATCACCGCAATTTGTGTTGGTGGTGGGGGCGGTGGCGGTGGCGCGCAAACTGTTACCACTCCAGGTCCGGGTAAAGGCGGTGGTGGTGGTGGTGGATATGCCTACTACTTTGCAGTCTCCTTATCCGGAGTAAGTAGCCTAAGTTTAACTGTAGGCGGTGGTGGTGCATACGGTACTGGTCAAGCAGCCGGTAGTGCTGGTAGTGCTAGTGTTATGTCTGGATTTGGTACTGTAAGTTGTACTGGTGGTGCAGGCGGAGGTTTTGGTTATGCCAGCGGCGGCAGTTACCTAAACGGAGCCGGTGGTACTAGCGGTAATGGCAATGCGGGTGGTGGCGGAGATACTAGCGGTACTGGTAATGCTGGTGGCGGTGGTGGTAATGGCGGAGCAGGTAACAACAACTCTGGCGGTACTGGTAGCACTTATACACTAGCTGGCGGAACTTATTCCTATTACTCTAGCCCTGGCGGTGATGGTGGTACATATGGCAGTGCTAACTATGCCGAAGGCACCAGCTACTATGGTCAAGGTGGTCGTGGTTCTGTAAGTCCTGCAGGTAGCAGAACTAGCACACACGGTCAAGCAGGTAATCAGGGTAGAATTGCTTTCTACGTTACCTAACAAGGATTTATAAAAATGCAAGCAATAACTCAAACCTGGAAAATCCTTCGACTAGAAGTATTTCCAGTTTTAGGACAATTAACCAATTTGGTTACTATGATAGAATGGGCACTAGTTACAGATGCTAGTGCACTAGGTGGACAGCGGCACGTAGCTTTCGGTCAGTCAAACTTGGGATTGCCGGACGATAGCAACTACACACCACTAGAAAATGTTAGTGAAGCTCAGGCAATTAGTTGGGTTCAAGAGGCACTAGGTTTGGCAAAAATTGCGGAAATTAAAGCTGGTGCTGCACAATTTGTGTTGAGCACTATAACCGCAGAAATTCAAACTGTTACTAATTTAACTTGGATTACTAGTGAATTTCAAGATGTTATAGCCAGTAAACCAGCACCGCTAGATGCTACTGCAGAACGTAGTTTGGCCGTACGAAATGGCAGAAATCAGTTACTTATAGCCAGTGATTGGACTCAACTACCTGACGTGCCCAATATTACTCGTGAATTATGGGCTATTTATCGTCAGCAATTACGTGACCTACCACAACAATCTGGTTTTCCACAACAAGTAACTTGGCCACAAGCACCACAATGAACAAACACTTACCAATTTGGTGGTTAGGTCAAATTCCCCAAGAATTATGTGACTTAGCCACACAAGAATTCTTACAACTGCCTAGTCGTGATGCTCATATGGGTGTGGATGGTACAGAACACTCACATAAAAATCGCAATACCACTATTAGATTTGCTGATCACACGCACTGGTTTGGTAACCTAATGCGTGGATTTGGTGAAAAGGCTAGTGCGGAATGTTTATGGAACTATGATATTACCACACATGAATCAGTGCAATTTGCTGAGTACCAGTCAGGCCAACACTATGATTGGCATGTAGACAATTTTCCACTTAGTGGGCTGTTCACAGATCGTAAGGTAACTGTAATCTGCCTACTTAACGATCCCAAATGGTTTGTGGGTGGTGAATTGCAAGTTAGACTGTATAGTGAGTATGTAGCACCACTTATAAAGGGTACTATAATTGCATTTCCTAGTATCTTAGAACATCGTGTAACACCAGTTACTAGTGGTTTACGCATATCAGCAACTATGTGGCTTAGCGGCCCGCGTTTTAGGTAAATAAGATGACTATTTCACGTAATTTAGCTGCACACGTTCAATATATAGATAGCAGTGGTATTTTAGGTCAAGCCGCTTCACTTCCAACACAAACTAGTAATAGTGGTAAGTTTTTAACTACTAATGGTACAACCGCTAGTTGGGCTTCATTAAATGAAATACCTAGTCAAACTGGTAATACTGGAAAATATTTAACTACTAATGGCACAAGTGTTAGTTGGGCTACTATTAGTGCTAGTCCTGGTGGCAGTACTACTCAAATACAATTTAATAATGCTGGTACTTTTGCTGGTGCAACTAATTTTGTTTGGGACAGTGCTAATTCACGATTAGGTCTTGGAGTATCCAGTGCAGGAACTGCTAAATTACAGATAAATCACTCCGCTACTGATCAATACGGCATTTATGTTCCAGGAAATATTTATACTGGTACTGGTTATGCTGGTAATAATTACGGAGCATATTTTTGCAGTAATACATCAAATAGCGGAACAACAAACGCTTATGGTGTGTATGCAACCATTGCAGGAGGTCCAGCCGTTTCAGGATATGGTGGTTATTTTGATGGAGGTGGCGATCCAACTAATGCACGTTATGGTATTTATGCCACTGTTAAACAATCTGATTTAAATGGTCCTGCTACCCAACATGCTGGATGGTTTAATGTAAACACAATATCTGCTGGAACAGGAAGTTTAGGAGGTACTGTAGCTGTAAGAGCTGAAAATGCAGCTACTATGGGTTCAGGTGCTATAGGATTTAAAGCTACAACTGTAGCAGGTCCTGCTAATATTTATGGATATACATATGAACATGCTACTGCACTTGTATTTCGTGTAAAAAGCAATGGTGGTATTGATAATTATTCTGCTAATAACACTAACTTATCAGATTTGCGTGAAAAAAAGAATATTGCTGTTGCAGGTAATTATCTAGACAAGTTGTGTGCTATTCCTATTAAGACCTTTTTATATATTAATGAAGCGGATAATGCAGATTTAAATTTAGGTGTTATAGCGCAAGACGTACAAGCAGTTGCACCAGAGTTAATTACTGAAGATGCTTGGCCAACTGAAGACGAGCCTGATCGTAAAAGGTTGGTAGTATATCAAACTGATATACAATTTGCTATGATGCGAGCAATTCAAGAACTCAAAACCCTTGTAGATGCACAAGCACTGCGTATTGCACAATTGGAAACTAAGTAATGGCTAACGATATTAAAGCAGTAATCAGTATTATTATATGTATTGCCATAGCAGTAACCGGATTTTTTGTCTATAACTACATTTACAATCGCGGCTACGAGCAAGCACACCTAGCCTGTGAACAGGCTAAGCAAGAACTACAACAACAACTGCAAAAGAAAATTACTACGCTAGAGCAAAGTTTATCAGAAACACAGGCTCGTGCAAGCGAACAGCAGGATCGTTTGGGCAGAGATATAGGTAAGATTAGCAAGTTGCTAAAAAATCAGCCGGTAACTATTGTAGAAAATGGCAAGTGCTTACCATCAGAAGTTTTTGTGGATAGCATCAATCAAGCAATTTTGCGAGCCAACGAAAAATGAAAAAACATATTTTAATCAGTTTTTGCCTTTTTACAATGCTTACTGGTTGCGGAATTTTTTCAAAAAAATCTCCAGAACAGGCACCAATTCCCGCCGCAACTCCGCAGCGGGTTGTGGTAGACCCTAAATCACTGCAACCGTGCCAACAAATGCCACAATTACAAACCCCTGCAACCTACGAAACCATTGCACAACATTATATCACAATTATTGGACTGTACGGTGATTGTGCAATTAAACAAAGTTCTAGCATAGAACTTATCCGTAAACTTTCCAATTTGGACAAACCATGAAAGAACACTTACGTTTCCGCAATATTTTTATGATTGGCGGCACCATTATTGTTATGCTGTACCTTTTTATCAGCGACCCTAATGGCGGTAACATGACTATCCCATTTCTAGCTAAGCTAGCTACCCCCATTGTAGCAGTGTGGTTTTCGCACCTTGCACGCAGGGCACTGTTTGACTATGCAGACATGGAAACACTGATGAAAAAGGCACGCGAAACCGCCACTGGCGCAGGCTTGAGTTTTTTAGGACTTTGCATTATTATCTATGGCCTACTTTCCCTATTCGGCTCACAGGTGTATGCACAACCGGTAGCTACTTACATACCCAAGCAGGCATATCAACACCTGCCCACAGTTCAGCAAGAAAAAGATAAAGTCTGGGCCACACACCCAAAGCCGCATACCTTGCTAGTCTAATAGAGCATGAGTCCTGCATATCACTTCAGCACAGCAAATGCTGGAATTCACACAGCAGATTACGTAGTGATCGTGAGGAGGGTGCAGGGCTTGGTCAGATTACCAGGGCTTTTAAAGCAGACGGGTCAATTAGGTTTGATGCTCTATCAGACCTAAAGCATAAGTATAATAAGGAACTATCGGACTTAAACTGGCAAGTAGTTTATGATCGTCCAGACTTACAAATTCGTGCACTAGCACTAATGATGCGTGATAATTATCAGTATTTTAGTAAATATGTTCAGGATAATAGGGAGGCTTATGCTTTTGCTGATGCTGCCTATAACGGTGGTTTGGGAGGGGTGGATCATGAGCGCAGGGCTTGTAAATTAGCTAGTTGGTGTGATCCTAACCGTTGGTTTGATAATGTGGAGAAACTTTGTTTGAAGTCTAAAGTGGCACTTTACGGCAATCGTAGTGCTTGTGATATTAACCGTCACCATGTGGAGGACGTACTCATTAATCGCAGTGCAAAATATATTCCATACGTTAAGTAGTCTTTTAAAAAAGGTCTCTATGGTTGCTCAATCAGGTAAGCGGGCTCGTAAAATAGCTTTATTAGAAAGTGAAAATCCCATTGAACATGGATTTAAAGAGGTAAAGCCACTAAATGAAATTCAAAGTGTGTACCTAGATGCTATTAGAAACAATGATATTGTTTTTGGTATTGGCAGTGCTGGCACTGGCAAGACTTATGTAGCAGCTAGTTATGCAGCAGGTCAACTGTTTCACCGTAAAATTTCAAAAATTATCTTAACTAGACCCAACGTAGAAACTGGTCGTGGACTAGGATTCTTACCAGGTAAATTAGACGATAAATACGCGCCATACTTACAGCCATTTGACTCAGTGTTTACCAGAACGCTGGGTGCTGGATTTTATCAATATGCCCTAAAAAACAAGGATATAGATCCTAAACCAATAGGGTTTATGCGAGGCATGAGTTTTGACTATGCTGTTATCTTAGTTGATGAAGCGCAAAACCTAACCAAAACTGAACTAAAAATGCTACTCAGCCGCGTAGGTAAAAACTGCAAAGTTATACTTAGCGGCGATCCTAAGCAAACCGATATTATTGACAGTGGTCTAGAAGATGCTGTTAGACGATTACAAGGTTTGCCGGGCGTTCAAGTAGTTAGATTTGAAGATGATGACATTGTACGCAGTAAAATGTGTAAACAGATTATCCTAGCCTACAACAACTAATAAAAAAGCCCCTAAGCAGCAATGCTTAGGGGCTTTTTTGTTTTTAGCTTAACTGTTCGGCAGTTTGTACGCTTTCATCAACACTGTGGTTGATTGTGCGGCCTTCCATTTGCTGTTTGGCTTGTTCTACCAGCTTTTGGCTAAGTGGATTACACACTTTAGCAGGCAGTTCTTGCAAACCAGCAAGGATTACATTAGCTTCGTCTTCGGAGAGTTCAAAAGTAAAAGTTTTCATATTAGTTAATTAACGGATGGGACAAGCCCCGGTTGCACACTCTGCATCTACAATTTCGTCAAAGCTGTTAGCATCATCTAACACAACTGGGCCTAATTGAGATGCATAATCTTTGTAAGTACGTTCGTCTACCACTTCTTGTGGTAAGTATAAATAGCCTAAGTCTTTAGCTGTTTTTGTTGGATCAGTTCGATAAATAAAGCTAACGCCAACATAGCAATCCCAGTTGTCTAGCAACCAGCTAATAATATCGCTAATTTCACTAGGATCATAGCTAATAGTAACACTAGTATTTTGCTGATTCCAGCTAGTTTGCAGCAACTTGTAACGGTCTAGTTGTGTAACTGCACTTTCCAAGTTAACTTCTTTGCCGTCAACTTTATCAAACACTACACCATCCCAACTAACTGGAAATGTAACTAACACGCCACTGTCATCAACTGGATGATTAATTATCTTGTAGTTTGCTTCGCGCAGTTTTTCTACTACTGGGTCGTGCTTTGAGAATTGCACATTGTTGAAAATGTACTTGCCCAGCGGCTTATGAACACCCTCGGTAGTATCCATGATTTTACTCAAAGTACCTGACGGCTTAACACAGGTAACATTTTTAGGACTAGGCAATCCTAATTCTTGAGCCATTCCTACGGCGGCACTAGTTGCTGTACGCTTCAAGTATTCATAGTCATAGCTGCCC